TGTGTAAACCAAAGATTGTTACTTCTATCTAATGCAATATAACCAGGTCGACTTACACCAGTTATTGTTTTTAGTGGTTCAGCTGTATTTGTGTCGTAAAGTACTATACTACCTGATAAGGACGTATTTGTATACGATGAACTGTGCATGTTAGCAACCCATACATTATTATCAGAATTAATAGCAAGATTAATAGGTATAGTATACTGTGGTAGAGAAATTTGTGTATCTACATAACCATTTTTATCATATTTTACAAGCATGCTGCAAAGCGGGTGTGCGTATGTTACCCAGCAGTTATTTTCTTTATCAGTCTCAACAACTGACGGTTTAAGAAAATACTCTTCATAATAAAAATCAATAGGTAAGCCACTCAACGGTCCATATCTATTATATTGATCGAAAAGATTAACAAGATATTCTGTGCCTGGTGGTGGTGGATTGGAACCGGAGCGTTTCGGCCACTTCATATTTGTTGGAACTGTTGTAAACAACAAATTGAAATTTGGATCGAATTTTAAAACTGATACACTATTGAATAGTGATACCCACATATTTGAATCTCTATCAAGAGAAATATATCCTGGAGTATAGGCAGCAGTATTGTTTATTTTATCTGGTACTGATATTTGTCTTATCTCAACAGGTACGTTTTTTGGTATCGGTGTATTAAAGACAAGGGTGTTGTTATCTGTATTATATGTATATGAATTTGGTGCTTGTAATAGACCACCTACGTTAGCAAGAAAATCACTCTTACCATCTTTAATATAATCTATATTATCAGTGAGAGATATTATAGTAGTTTCGTTTGTAAATGTGTAAAACCATGTAGCAGGTTTATTAATATTAGGTATAAAATGTATATGTACAGTAGTAGAATCTGGTATATCGTCTGTAAATGTTAGCGTGTTGTTTGTAGTGTCAATAGTGTAAGTATTGCATCTTTGTAAAACACCGTCTACAGAAACAAGGTAGTTAGCAGGTGTGCTTGATAGACTTGTACCGGTGAGAAGAAATGTATTCGTAGGTTCTGTTATATCAAACGTCCAATACTTCAACGAATCAATATATTTTGTAGGAAGTGTAGGGCTAAATATTTGTATAGCGTCGAGTGTAACATTTCCAGGAGCATAACCAGGTACATAGCCTTGTATAGGGTTAATTATGCGAAATGTTTTTAAACGTGTTATTTCAATATGCTCTGTAGGTTGTATTAAACCGCCTAACAGCATTATATAATTCTCAGGTACTGTAGATCTTAACGGTGTGTCGTAAAAAGTATAGTTAGATGTACAAAGTTCGGGTACGGTAGTTTTCCAAGCCCAGTGATCAAATAATTTCTTTTGTGGGTCGTAATCGTTTAAACTTGTCAACTCAAAAACTGCGGTACATGTACCGTTGTTTGCAAATCTGTATAATCTATCTAATTCTGCATCACACGCTACTAAATCATAATTTCTCGGGTCAATAGCCATGCCGTATATACCTGAAAATCCAGACATTTCATAGTTAAAGGTATTTTCTGTTGTAAGAGCAGGTACTTGAACTTCTTTTATATAACCATCGGTAAGTATTTTCTTTTCTTTAAAATAATTTATTGTTTTGCATGTACCGGGATCTGGTACAAGAGTTATTTTATTGAGTGTATTTTTTTCGGGGTTAGACACCCAAACTGGTGTATTAGGTACAAAACCTTTCGGGTAAATAAATTTATTAGTGTCGTACGTATCGCTTCTATTAGCAATTGTTTGAGCTTTTATTTCAGTTCCTGAAATAGTTGTTAAAATAGTTGTGGTAGTAAAAATATAACCACCGGCTCTAGAATTATTTGCATCAGTAGCTTTAAAATAAAGTGGTGAATCTTCAATAGTATACTGAGACGGTGAGATATCTGTTAAGGTCAACGTAAGCGGTTCTAAACTACCGATTGTGTTAGTTGAAGGATATGAAAATAATACACCGCTTGTTACATCTTCACTACCTGAAAGTATTAATGAACGATTAGAGTGGCATGTAATTAATGTAGGTATTTTAATATCCTGCCATTGTTTAGAGGGTATGCCTTCAATATAATTACCTGTTACTTTTAACAAATTAGGAAATAAATCGTTAATTTGCCAAATAACACCGGCACGAACGGTTTCGTTATTGGCGTATGACTCGTACGTATATATACTAGAATCATACGGAAAATTAAAACCTGATGTTTGCAAAGTAGCTGTAATTAAAATAGGGCAATCAGTGGTAGGGTTACCTGTACTCATTGAATCAACATAATAAAACTCTGCAGTACCTGAGACAGCTACTATAGCCCCGTTTTTATAAACTGGCGTCGTTGTAACAGATAGGGATGTTACTATAGTAGAGTTACTATCAAGAAAATACCATGTCGGTGTTAAAAAATTCCACCTTGTAGGTACAAATTCGTAAGGTGTTGATAGAGAATTTGATGCAAATAAATCAACAATAACTGGTTTATCAATAGTTGTTGTTAATACGTTTATTTTAAATGGTGTTGAGGTTGGTAGACCCGGATCAGAGTATTTTTCCGGTATTTGTGTAAACGTTATATAATCTCTGAAAGCGTAATCAACACTTAGTTGTTTTGTTGTAGTACTTACATTACCGTCAAAATCAGTAGCTGTTAAACCGACTGTGTATACACCTGGGTACGGATATATAGTTGTAGGGTTCTTTACGTGATAGATAAGCTCACCTATACCGGGGTCCCAGACGTATTTATAAACGGAAGCGCCTGTTGTAGCGTCTGTAAAAGTAAATTTAGTAGCTAAAACATCGCCTGATAACGGTGAAATTGTAAAATCGGCTTGTATCATTTATGTTTAATACTCTGTTGTTTCAAATACTGTTGTAACAGCTGTTACAGTAATTTTATTTGCAAGATCGTTAATATTGTTAAAGACCGGATATTCAAAATACTTACTTGTTATATTACTAGTTGTTGCTAGTTTATCGTTAGCAGGGTAGATAGGGTTCCAATAAAACAACGAAAGACCTTGTATTCTTACTGTACTATCATCTTTTCTTCTAGTATAAAACATATCAACACCATCAACATCAAGAATTTGCTGTGTAAGAGAACGTGTATCGATTGTCTGGCCTAACATTACATTATCTCTTTTAAAATAATTACTAAAAATATTCACTATATCGTTTATAATTGTTTGATTATCTCTTCTCGATGAAGTACGCTTAACTACTTCGAGATAACATTGACTTTCATCAGTAACGGGGTTAACGTTCAGAGAGGCTGATGATACACCAATACTAATTGCTTTATAGACAGGATCTATAAACACAATCTCAGTCGTTGTCATCTTATTAGTACTCATTGATGTGCTAATAAGTTCTTTTTGTGCAGGTACTAGATAATCTAAGTTTTGTGTACCTGAACGCGGAACAACAATAAGATAAACATTATTAAAATTACATGAATCAGCATACATTACTTGATTGAATAATGCTCTCTCTGTTCTTGACGGTTCAGTAAGACCAATATCGTAAAAATATTTTAAATACCCGGATATATAATCCCAATTGTTAACACACTTTACATCAGCTAAAAGATTAGTAAAGTTTGTTTTTGCAAAAACTTCATAATCTCTTGTGGTTACTAGACGATACTGACTCCTATAATTTGCAGGTGCTGTTTGACGTATTTGTTCAACAGTTTCAGCTGCTTTAACCGTAGTTGAGCTATTTGTATTTGCAAACAATAAATTGCCCATTTCATCATTTGTTAATAAACGATATTGATTTGCAAGTATATCGGTAACAATTTGATTAAACTGAGTTGTATTTAGACTTACAAGTCTAGAATTTGTATTTAAAGCGCCTGATCCTACTTCACCATCAGCACCAAGAGAAACTAGATAATATATCGCTACTTGATCTCCTGCTTGAAGTTTAGCTCCGTTAATGTCATTACCAAATTTAATCTCATAACGTTTATTAGGATTCAAGCGTATTTCGTATTTTTTAGCGGAACCATTTTCAAGATAAAGATTTGTTGATTTTGTATAAGCTTCCCATTTACCTGATGCTACTGATTTAACATAGACATCTATGTTAAAATGATCAACTAAATCGTTACCAGGGTTAAGAATGGCAATCTCGTTGTCTTCACCTGTAGCCGTATAAACTGGTGCTTCTTGATATTGTCCTTGAAAAAGTAGCTTTTGTTGAGTTAGTTCGTTTAAACTTTCTGTACCATTAATAGTTTTTACAAAACTAATATCTTCATTAAAAGAAAACGGTATATTATTTGTTATAACGTACGAATAGCGCGGAATTGTATAGAGCCCTTTTGTTAAAGTACCGGTAGAGCCGAGTGCTGTTGTTTGAGCAGAAGCTTGAAATGTTAATGTTGAAGTTTGAAAACCGATAGGTGAGTAATCGATAAGTTTCACTATACGATTCATATTTTCATACAACGACGCTTCTGTAAACATCGACTCAGATGATGTTCTGTTTAGATAGTAGATAAGAGTGTTATATGAATAAGAAATAATATCAATTATAGCTGCTAAATTAGAGCCAATAAAATTCTGATCTGTAAATACATTTTGCTCATTTAACCGATTAACTATTAGTTGACGAAGTGACATAGCGTCAAAAGCTATGTATCCGTCTTTTGGTAAATCAAAATTGTTTGTTGTAAGGTCAGCCATATTTTTTATTTGTTTCTACTTGTAGGTAAGTATATAAAAGTTTGTTTTTTAATATCGAAAGAAAATTGAGATTCTGTAGTAAGACCAATGATTGGTATTTCAATAATTAAGGTAATTACGTACTGATTGTTGTCAGGATCTACTAATACGTTAACATTTTTTACAATAACACGAGATTCGTAATTTGTAACTCCGTTATAGATGATATCTCCTATTAACGAACCGTTGTCTTCAGTTACAGGTGAAAATAAAAACTGATAGAGATCTAAACCATATTCAGGGAATAAAAATCTTTGACCAGGAAGTGTATTAAAAAGGTTTGTTAAGGAGTTATTAATAGCACTTATATCAAAATCCGCTTTAATATCTACACCTGGTACAGGTAATCTAAATCCAGGTGATTCTATTTTTGTTTGTGCGATATCAAGAGATAGATCTTTATAAACATATTGCTTCGCAGTATAGTTACTCGCAATTGTTTCTAGATTTTTTATCTTAATAGCCATCTCTACTATTATTTAGTGGAAGAGTTGCATAAATAATATCAGTATTATGGAAACAAAGTTTAATGTATTATTCGAGAATTTACTCGAAAGATATCAACAAGGCGGCCTGATAATTGGTGATCGTGTACGCTTTCGCAAAGATTGCTTAAAATTAGATTTTTTTAAAGAAAAAGGTCAGAATTTTATCGATCTTGTTAAGTCATGTATGGAACCCGGCTTTGACCTTAATCTCAGAGTTTCCGCTATAAAGAGTATTTACCCGACAACAACGCAAAATTATCGTGGTGGTACAGAAGCTCCTGATAAAATATTTGCTGATGTGTATATTGAATACGCTCCTGGTCTTTATCGTAACCCAATGACAGTACCTATTGAAGCTTTAGAACTTCAAGATGATGGTATCAATAGAGGACCTGTTCCTGATAGTGTAAAACGTAAAAGTAAAATACACGGACCTGAAAAGGTAGAAACAGATAGTCCTGCTGATTTTGAAGTAAATCTTAATAATAAAAATGTTAAGATACCAGGAGGCAAGGATTGGAAAGATTCACCGGGTGGAGGATCTGATTGGAAACCTCTTCCTAAAAATAAACGCGCTTAAAAAGTAGATAAGCGCTAAAAACAAACTAAAATCAACACACTCAAACTATATACCGCAACCTTTTTAAAATGAAAATATTCGACGAACAAATCTCCCGTAAACCGAACAACTATAAATGGACTGAAGAATTTATTGAAGCTATGCATAATGGCTTTTGGACTGATAAAGAATTTTCCTTTAAGTCTGATATCCAACAGTTTAAAGTCAATTTAACAGAACAAGAAAGAGAGGCTGTAATAAGGGTTTTATCAGCTATTGGTCAAATTGAAGTATCAGTTAAAACATTCTGGGCACGCTTAGGTGATAACCTACCACATCCTTCAATTTACGATTTAGGTTATGTTATGGCTAACACAGAAGTTATTCATAATAACGCTTATGAACGACTTCTTTCTGTATTAGGGTTAGAAGATATATTTGAAAAGAACTTAGAGCTTCCTTGGATTCAGGGTCGTGTAAAGTATCTTAAAAAGTATACTAAGCGTTGTTTTAAGGATTCTAAGAAGCAATATCTCTATGCTATTGCTCTTTTTACTCTTCTTATTGAAAACGTATCACTCTTTAGTCAGTTCTATGTTATCAATTGGTTTGCACGTTTTAAGAACGTTCTTAAAGATACCGATCAGCAAGTAAAGTATACTCGTAATGAAGAGAACATTCATGGTCTTGTAGGTACAAAGATCATTAATACAATCAGAGAAGAATATCCCGATCTATTCGATCAAGAGCTTGAAGATAAAATTATTCATGAAGCGCACGAAGCATTTAAAGCAGAAGCTAAGATTGTTGATTGGATGTTAAACGATATTAATGAAGAGAATCTCAATGCTCCTCTTCTCAAGGAGTTTATCAAGAACAGAATTAATCATTCATTAGAAGGTATTGGGTTCCATAAGCCCTTTGAAGTTAATACTGAGTTATTAAAAGCTTCAACTTGGTTTGAAGAAGAGTTACACGGTAATAATATGGTTGACTTTTTTCATAGTAGACCCACAGAATATTCCAAGAAATCCCAATCTTTTTCGGAAGATGACTTATTCTAGTTGTTTAAGTAATTTTTTAGATTAAACTATCTATACAACATGAATAAAGATATCTATTGGCTTAATAAAGACTCGAGAAAGTTTCTCAGTCGTGGTTACCTTCTTGAAGGAGAAACTGCCGAACAACGTATTAGAGATATAGCTGAAAAAGCTGAGCACTATCTTAATTTACCTGGTTTTGCAGATAAATTTGAGGATTATATGTACAGAGGTTTTTACTCTCTTGCATCTCCTATCTGGTCTAACTTTGGTCGTGTAAGAGGTCTTCCTATTTCTTGCTTTGGTTCCTATGTCAATGACGATATGGATGATATTCTTTATAAGGTAGCTGAAGTCGGTGTTATGTCTAAAGTAGGTGGTGGTACTTCTGGATACTTTGGAGCTATTCGTGCACGAGGTACACCTATTTCATCAGGCGGAGAAGCAACAGGTGTTCATCATCAGTTAACAGTTTTTGAATCTCTTACAAATTATATCTCACAAGGTAATGTACGTCGCGGTTCATTTGCTGCTTACTTACCTATTGACCATCCAGATATCGAAGAATTCTTAAAAATAAGAGGAGAGGGAGACGATATTCAGAATCTTTCCATTGGTGTCTGTGTATCAGATAAATGGATGAAATCGATGATCGACGGAGACAAAGATAAGCGTGCTCTTTGGGGTCAGGTTATTAAAAAACGTTTCGAATCAGGTTATCCGTATATATTCTTTACTGATAACGCTAATAAGCATGCACCTAAGGTTTATAAAGACAAAGGTCTCAAGATTAACAATAGCAATCTCTGTACCGAGATTATGCTTTCAAATGGTATTGATGAATCGTTTGTATGTGATTTATCTTCTCTTAATCTCGAACGTTGGGATGAATGGAAGGATACTGACGCCGTTGAAATTCTTGTTTATTTTCTTGATTCTGTAATGACAGAATTTATTAACAAGACAGAAGGAATGAAGTTTATGGAACATCCAAGAAACTTCGCTATTAATCAGCGAGCGCTCGGTGTTGGTGTTCTTGGTTGGCATTCCCTTCTTCAGCTTAAGATGATTGGGTTTGAGTCAATGGCTGCTAAGATGCTTAATAATCAAGTTTGGAAATTTATTCGTGAAAAAGCAGATTTAGCATCTGAGACGCTTGCTAAAGAATACGGTGAACCACCTCTTCTTAAGGGATACGGGCGTCGTAATACAACAACACTCGCAGTAGCTCCTACTACATCAAGTTCATTTATTCTCGGTCAGGTATCGCCTTCAATTGAACCTCTTAATAGTAATTACTTTGTAAAGGATCTCGCTAAAGGTAAATTCACTTTTAAAAATCCGTATCTTAAGAAGGTATTAAAAGATAAAGGTAAGGACGATGATGATACATGGAAGTCTATACTTATTAAAGGTGGTTCAGTACAGCACTTAGACTTCTTTACTCAAGAAGAAAAAGATGTATTTAAAACATTCGGTGAAATTTCACAAAAAGAAATTGTTATACAAGCAGCTCAACGTCAAAAATATATTGATCAAGGTCAGTCATTGAACGTAATGATACCACCTAACACAAAGCCTAAAGAAGTTAACGAGCTTTATATATTTGCTTGGGAACAAGGAGTTAAGAGTTTATACTACCAGCGTTCAGCAAACCCTGCACAAGAACTTGCAAGATCTATTTTAACTTGTGCTAGTTGTGAAGCGTAATTAAGCTTCGAGACCAGATACAAAACCGGTAAGTTGTAAATTTCCGTGACCGGTATCACCAACAGGTTGTGTATAACCACTCGTATAATATAACTCAAACACTTGAG